GTGAAAGAAGGTATATCCCATATACATCTATTGTTTGGTTGTGCTGCAAAATTGCCATCATCGAGAGCAATAATGTGAGCGCACTTATGTTCGTGCGGTATCTCTGAATGATCAGTGTCAAGTATATTAGGTTCTGGGTGAGCAAAGTCAATAGTAAATAAATATTTACCTGGATGCCATTTTTTATCTTTTCCTATGTATTTACCTGCTTGCCCTTCTAGTATGTCGAAAGAATGAACAGAAGGATAGTAACTAAAACAATTCCAGAGCTGAAGTTCATCAAGTCGTCGCTTGGGCACTCGGGATGGCTCAAATCCCTTTTGAATAAACGCGCTAATAGGTAAGCGATAAAATATTGCACCGTTTTCCATAATAGCATGCCATAGTATGCTCCTTCCAGTAAGAGCTGATATACCGAAGACAATACAGTCTTCAACTTCTCCATGATGTTTCTGTAAGTCATATAAATATTCTCTTTTTATTTGTGCATAGATAGGTGGTATGTTTGCATTTAAGTAAGCCATGATAAATCCTCATTTTATAGATCCCCAGTTAGGACCTGACTCATAATCTACCTTATTAGGTATCTTCAAGTCAACTGCGTTTTCCATCACATCTTTTATTTTAGCAGCTTCTAAATCATTAATGACTGATATATCTAATTCATCATGAACCTGTATGTGTGGGGTAATGCCCTCTTTATGTAATTCTAACATAGCTTTTTTTGTCATGTCAGCTGCCGATCCTTGTATTAATTTATTTAACGCTTTGTATGTAAATGCCCTACGTGTAGGATTGTTGTGCCAATAATTTTTCTTTGGATTACCATCTTTATCTTTTATTATTTCATCTTCTTCATCTTTTAAATATGGCCCCATCTCTTGTAAATCTTTCATACGTTCTTCATCTTCAGCTGGTATGTATTTACCCCAGTCAGCACCCCGTAATATAGGTTCATACTTAGGAAATCTACATCGTCTACCTAATAAAGTTTTTATTTGACCTTTTTTAGTCGCTGCTTTCATAACTTCATTCATAAGTTGTTTAACGAAAGGAACTTTAGTATGGTATTTATCAAATAATTCCTCTGCTTTAAATTTAGATACTCCTAACTCTGCTTGCAGTTTGGCTTTACCCATCCCATAAAAAAGACCTAAATTAATTACTTTTGCTTGTGAACGAGGTATCTCTGCCATCTCTGCTACAATTTTGTGAAAGTCGGTTGATGGATCGGTGTCATATGAATCTGCTATCGTATTTACAGATGGCAAACCATATCGTAATGCATAGTGTGCAACGAGTCTTGGTTCTTGTTGCGAGTAATCAAAACACCCCCATCTACAACCTTCTTCAGGTATAAATAAACTTCTTATCATTGGGCCTAAAACTTTATCTCTTGCTGGTATTTGTTGTAGGTTTGGATTGTTGTAAGAAAAACGTCCAGTGATTGTTCCACCATCATCAGATCTTATTTGATTTATCTCTGCATAAATTCTACCTTTGTGTTCATGTTTTAAAATTGTATCTATAAATGTTGTGTTAACTTTATTAATTTTTCTTGCCTCTGCTATCTTTTGTATGATAGGGTGCTCGTGATTAGAAAGGAAATTTTTTGTAAATGAAGGCTCACCAGATTTCGCAGTCCGTTCGTAGGATAATTTTAATTTTTGAAAAACTTTTTCGATTGATCTTGCTGCCCATATTTGAACTTCTTCTCCTGTTTCTTTTTGAACTTGTTGCAATAATAGGTGCTCTTGTCCTATTAACTCCTTACGTAATTCGTAAGCTCGTTGAGTGTCTACGCGAACGCCTAAAAAACGCATATCCACAAGACAAGGAAAAAGATCCGTTTCTAGATTAAATATATTTTCTAAATCATTTTCTACTAATAATTTTTTTACATGTTGCCAAAGTTTAAAAGTTAGTTGAGCGTCTTTTTCTGCATATGCTCCAACTTCCTGCGCAGGTAATCTCCACATGTCTGCTTTGGGATCTAACCCTCTTGCTTTGGCTGCTTCATATAACGCTCTTTCATTTTTACCTTCACTTAAAAAATGCCATGATAAAGTATTAAGTGTGTATGAAAATCTATTTTCGTCCAACAGCGAACATGCAATCATTGTATCCACTATTAAACCATTGATATTTAATCCTAAACTACGTATCCAACAAACATCATACATAGCGTTATGAAATATTTTTGTAGCTGGACATTCTAAAATATCTTTAAACCACTCTAATGTTTTTTTTCTATTTGAGTTCGGCCCCTCTGCATGAGCTATTGGAAAATACCATTGATCATTGTAAGTCGCTACTGCTATACCTACTATCTCACCATTACCAATAACAGCACCAGACCCTTTTGATTTTAAGTCTGGATCTCTAGTTTCCAAGTCAATAGCTATCTCGTCGTAAGATCTAAGATCAGGATACTCTGTAGGTTGAACCCATTCTGTAGGGGGCAATATCATTTAGTTTTTTTGTCCTTCATATTTTTTAATTCTAGCTGACAGTAGTGTATTATTTTTTTAATATCTTCTGCGCCTCCCTTACGCTTGTACCTGCAAACGTATTTTATAACGTTCCCCTGGAAAAACGATAGATCATTTTTAGAAATAAACTCGTAAGGTTGAATAGGAAATTTTGTGTAATGATTTCCACCGACTTGGGTGTATTGAGGAAACACCTCGTCGAATATATCTTTGCTTGTCATAATTGATACTCCTTTAATTTCTTTTTTGCTCTTAATTTGTATAGATTATTTCGGGCTCGAGTGATTCCAACATACCACACTCTATGCTCTTCATCTTGTTTGTCAACACTTAATCTAATTCCTCGTTGAACCCTATTGCCTTGGTGTAATGATAAAATTACATTATCTTCTTCTCCACCTTTTGCTGCATGAATTGTAGACAACCATATACGTGCTTTTTCTTTTAAGTTTTCACCTGAAGCTATTAACGATCTTAAATATAATATTTCTTTTGGATCTGCAGAAAATATGTCATACCAATTTTTTTTATTATCCCATTTACCGTTAGGTATATAATCTTTAACTGCACTAACTTCTTTCTCATTTAATATCTCTCCCATTTTCCATTTTGAGTATGCAGCCGCCGCTTCATACATTCCTACTTTAAAACTTTTACCTTTATTACTTTGATAATAAAAATTTTTATTTTTTAAATCTTTCATGATATCTAATAAATTACTTTTTGTTCTTGTAAGAATTAACCATTTTCCTTTTGTAAGATCAACTTGGTGAAGATCAGATATGTAATGTGATTCACCTTCATAATGTCTGGGTTTATAAAATTTTTTCTTTCTTATTCCTTCTATTCTCATCAGCGGATTTTTTGATTCTGCTTGTACAGACATTGATATACGTTTTGATTGTCTTAATATTATTTCTTTTCCAGGTTCATTTATAAATCGATTAACATCAGCCCCTGCCCATGCATATATAGCTTGATCATCATCACCCGCTAAATAAATTTGATCACAATGTTTTTTTAATTTATCGTAAAGTTTCCATTGAAGGGGTGATAAATCTTGAGCTTCATCAATGAATATAGCTTTAAATTTAGGTATTTTATCAGATTTTAATACTTCCATTATTATATCATTAAAATCTAAAATATTATTTTTGGCTTTGTATAATAATAAATTTCTATAGATATGAGTTAATGTATCGTAATCTATTTCTCTTCTGTCGTGTTGGTTTAAATTATATTCTTCTTTAATATGAATATCTTTGTTAACAGATCGTTGTATCATTTGAAAATACGGATTATTACAAGTTAAAAAATGTGTCTCTTCTTCATTGTATTTGTCCGTAAAAGAAACACGGATATTTAATTTTTTACCTAAATCTTCGTAATGATATGGTTGTATAATATCTTCTTCTTTCAATCCTATGAGATGATAACAAAATGCGTGTAAAGTTTGAAAGTATGGCACCTGTTTTTCGGGCACATTAATTCTTTTACGAGCTTCCTCTGCAGCTTTTCTAGTAAATGCAAAGTATCCTATCTTATGCAAAGGCACACCTTTACGTTGATATGCTTTTACACGTTTAATTAATCTATAAGTTTTACCCGTTCCAGGCGGTCCATAAATTTTATTGATCTTTTCCATTTAATTTTTTAAATCCATCTGCTAAAGTTCCTGTCCATCCATATGATCCATGATGCGTGGTTTTTCCATCTACAATCCCGTAAAATTTAAAACCTGATTTTCTAATTAAGTTACAAAAATTAACATCTTC